TGGAAAGTCTCTTAAATTTAATGTAACTCTTGCATCACCTGTTTGTGCAAGAAAGTCTGGTATCACTCTTCTTATTTTCATCATAAACTCACCATCACCATTTAAACCTTGTGCACCAATATCAAAATTACCGGATTCTATATTAGCAGCAATTGCTGTTGTTTGACCTAACTTAACTTGATTTAATCCTGTTTCATGCTCATAGTACGTTGTTGCACCATCAGTGTTACCGTGAACATAATTAACATCTGTATCAGCTGTTTCTGCACTAGAGTCATATTCTGTTGCATGTGGTTTACCAAATACAGCAGAGTCTTGCCATGCTGTTCTAGCTAACGTTCCTGTAGTCCATACTGGTCGCTCGGGACTTGAGTCTAGATAATTGTAAGTTACCACTCTGTTTACAGTTCCCGATCCAGAGTTTGGATAGAACCAAACAACTTCACCAAACAAATTATTTAAACCTGCATTAATATGTTGTTTTGGTATTGTATTAATATCATCAAAAACATGATCCTCAACTAAACACGGTAATGATTCTAATCTACCTGTGTATCTAAAGAAACCATTTTCTGACATCCAGTATGCAGTACCATCAACTTCAACAGCTGCATTCTGTCCTATCAATCCACAGTTTGTACCGACCTGTTGGAATGAGAATGTAAACGGTGGACCAACAAATCTCATGGTAAATAATGCTGTATCAGTCCAAACATAAATTGCATCTCTACCTCTGATAGCTCCAACAATCTTAGATCCATCTGCAAGTCTTTGTGTACCTGCAGTGTTTGTTGCTGATGGTGTGTAGGTGTTAATGTCTTCTTGAGAAGAGAACCTTACAAACATAGGGTCTTGTGTAGATTTAGTTCCAATAGTTGTTTCTGTTCCAAAAAATATTAAGTGTCTATCTGGTGTAGATACTAAACTAAATGCCGATGCAGTTGGTGCGCCTGTTATAATAGTTGCTCTTGTATTGTTTGCACCAAGAGGATTAGAGTCCCACTCAAAACTTTCACCACCATTAATAGTTGCAATTAATTTATTACCAAAATTATCTAGTGACCAAAGTCCTGGTGCAGTTATAATATCTCCCGATGCTGCAGCGTTCCACGCAAAAAAGTTAGATGCATCAGTGACTGTTGCACCTGATGAATGAGATGCAGCTGTCGTACCATTTGCACCCCTTGTTAACCCAGTTAGCGTGCCTCCACTATTACCTGTATAAGTAATTAATTCTGATCCAATAATAACAGTTCCTGATGATGGAAAGGATGTTGAACTAGCCATTGTTAATGATGTTACACTTGTGTTTATTGATGAAGATAGTGTAGATGTAAATTGACCTGTTTGTTGCCCGCCCCATGATCCAAGGCCCCAACCTGTAGAAGCAACTTCAACTGCAGGTCCTACAGGATAATAATGTTGTACTCTAATACCACCTGATGTTGTTGCACCAGATCCAGATTCATTAGACTCCATTTGTATTGTAAGAGTTGTATCTGTTGGTATTGAAGTTACCATAAACTTATTATCAGTAAAATCACCAGATACAAAACCAGAGTTAGTAATAGAGGTAAAATTATCTAATAATATAATATCAAACTTGTTTATATTATGTGCAGATGCAAAAGTTAAAGTTACAACGTTTGATCCATTGGTTGTAGAAAATGCACTTGTTAAAGTTGTTGTAGCTTTAATAGGGTGTATGTCATAAAATATACCACCAGAGTATGCATATAAAATTCTGTTTGTACCTAATACTGCATACTTGATACCTGATGTATTTACAAAGTGATGTATGGCTGTAGCTCTACCTGTTATCTGAACAGATCCTAGTTGTGACCAGCCACCTATTTTCTCAGGTGTGCCATATCTAAAACGAACGTTATCTCCATTAACCCATTGACTTTCACCTCCTGTCGATGTAACTTGTTTGTTAAATCCTGGAGCAAATTTTACTTTTTGTAGCATAATATTTTACACACTGGTTATTTGATAATCTTTTTCATATACCATCTTAACAGCTTTTTCAATGGCTTTAGTTATTTTAATTTTAGGGCAATAGTCGTAATATACTTTCCAAGGGCTTATTTTTTCATCAACAATTAAATCTACTTTAAAATTTTTATATATAAAATTATTAAAATTTTTTTTAAAATTATCTTCATATCTCCAAATAAAACAATCATCAGATATAAATTCGTGTTGAGGTCTAAACCAGTTAGTAGAGTAAGAATACCTCTCTTGTTGAAACTTAATATATTCTATTACATTATCTACAGTGTTTAATTTAAACTTATGTTTATCTCTATTGGTGTCCATATCTACAGAGGCTGCACTAATAAAACGATCTAAAGGATTTCTAGTAATGGCTAGTTTTTTATTGTTCTTATATACATCAAAATTTTTTAAATAATTATGGTGTAAATGTCTTTGATTAATACCTTTAAAAAAACTAAACTCATCACAAAGTAAAAAATCAAAACCATTTCGCATAAATAAATTTGTAACATATCTTCCTCCTGTTCTAGGTATGTGAACAAAAAATATTTTGTTCTTACTTTTTTTCAATAACATTATTTTATAAACTTTATATTTCCACTAACTACTAATCTTTTTTTATCAAAGTTGGGTAACGCTGCGTGTGGTATTGCACCATTAAATATAATACATCGTCCTTTCTTTGGCTTAACTCTTATTGTGCTAGTGCAGTAGTTAGGGTATCCAGGGTTGTAAAACATAGTTTCTGCAGATTGTTTTGAACAATCTACGTATAAAACAAAAGAATATAAGTATGGATCATGTATGTGACAGTCATGAAAGTGTCCTGGTTTGTCGTATTTTTGAATCCAAGCATCTCTAAACTCATGTCTTGAATAGTTTAAATCTTTAATAACTCTATAAATATAATTTTCTAATTCATTAAATGTTTTTTCTATAAGTTCTTTTTCTTTTTCTTTTGAATAAAAAGAATTTTTTTGAAAAGCATGTTCTTTTAACTTAACAGAGTTAACATAACGTAAAAATTTCTTAGAAAGATTTATAGTTTCGTCGTACAAAGAGTATACAAAATTATATTTTTTCATATTCCAAAAGATATCCCTGCTCTTGCACTTAATGGTTTAACTTCATGTGATGTATTTTTAGGAATTTTAATTAAGTCTCCAGGTTTTAATATATACTCTTTATCAACAATCCATTTTGTTTGTCCAATAATTTGCCAAAAAACAATATTAACATTATCTTGGTGTTTTGGAAAAGCATTTCCATCATACAAAAAATTTACGTAAAGATGTGCGCCATTAGCTTTTAATTTTTTTCTTACTATATCTACTTCAGATATTTCATAAGCTCTGTGTGATACAAAAAAACCTCTATTGTTTGATTTTATTAAATCACCTTTCTTTATAGAATTGTTTAAATTATTTATTACATCTTGCCAAGAAGGTGTATTTAATTCAAACTTTCTAATAATTTTTATATCTTGTCTATATTGTTTTTTAATTCCCATCTAAGTTTTGCAATTTTTAAACTAAACTTGTCATTAATCTCAACTAAGTTTTCAATAATTAATTTTAATTTTTCATTGTGTATTTTTAAATCTTTATTCATTAAAACTTCAGATTTTTTTACCATAATTTCTTCTTCTAGTTTTAATTTTAACTCCTCATTCTCTTGTTTTAATTTATCTAATTCATTAGTCATATTTTACCTCTTTTGCATAAAAATCAGGAAGCCCTAAATGAGGTCTTCCGTCATATTGATTTTGTTTTGCTCCTTTTGTTTTTGCATTATTATAATGTAAAAAAACTTGTCCGCACTGATCTCCTTTTAAGGGCTCTCTCCAATGATATAATAAATCACCTCTATACAATAACATGTCCCCAGGTTTTAAATTAACTTTTACTTTTTTGTCTTTTTTTGTTTCAATATAAATTGGCCAACTACTACCCCCTAAATTTATAGTAGTAGATATTTCACAAGAAAATCTATCTCTATGTTTTTCAAGTATATCACCTTTTTTATATAATCTAGAATAAGAATAAGTTTCATATAATTTTAAACGTAATAATTTTTCTAATCTTGTTTTTACGTTCCATAGTAAAACGTCCATAGCGGGATCACCATATATACAGAAAGTGTTTTTGCTCTGACCATCATTCCATATTCCAAACATTGTTTCCGAAGGTGCAATATATCCAGTATTAAATAAAGTAATAGATATCTTAGATTTTAAAATTAAATATTGATATATAAAATTAGCAATTTTAGGATTTACTGTTTTTAACATTATTTGAAAGCCATCTTTTTTAAACTTATATTTACTCACAAAACCTCTTTTGAAATTGCTTGCATGTTAAAATGTATAAATCTAAACGTATCTACCCCATGATCTACATCAAACTCGTGTGGTAAATAAGATGGAAATATAATTAATGAGCCTGGTTTAACCTTAAAATTAACCATGTCATTAGATAAATCTAAATCGTTTATATTTTTTCTTGGTAGTTG